TATTATATTATGGGAAAATGTTTAGTAACAAGACTTAACGGCATTGTCGCAAATGAATCATTGCTACATGTCGGAGAAATGGTAGTAGAAGTAGAAGGCGTTAACGCTAATAGTGTTTTATTCAACGTTTTAGGCGGTTCTGTTTCATGTGATAGAAGTTTTATGCTAGGTACAGAAACTGTAAATGCGAATGAAAAAAGAAGTTTAGCCAATAATTGGAATGATATAAAATCTATTGATGCCGGCTCATACAAATTTCACTTCTTTGATAAATATTCTATTTATGGTTTTATCCAAAAAGCATTAACAGCTTCATATAAGGGACTTTGCTTTTTAAAAAATGCAAATGAAATCACGATTACGCCATCTAATTATTTTGATTTATCTAATATTGCTTCTTCAGCAAAACTGACAAGATTGTCTTTAGGAGGAAAAGTCGCTGGAGATATTTCTTGTTTGTCTGACTTAACTGCTCTTGTATCATTAACTCTTGGTGGTGATATTTATGGAGATATAAGTAGTGTTAGAAGTAAATTGTCTTTACTAGAATTAAGAATTGTCAGTCCTAAAATTACTTTCAATTCAGATAAATTAAAAGAATTTTCTGCTTTAGGTAGTTTTATATATGAAGGAAGAACAGCTGTTGACTTTGGAGATATTGCTACATTTGGGGAAGACTTTTCGTTTATTGATTTAGATACAATGGCGAAAATCAGATGGACTACTCGTAACAGCCCTGCCAAGATAATTGGTATTAGTAACAGTCCTACGTTAGACAACATAGACAAGATGTTGCAAGACCAGGCAAAATGTGAAACTGGTTTCACGTCTTCTTCACCATCGTGGATGAAGAAGATTACAGCTAAAGGTACTCGAACATCTGCATCAGATGCTGCTGTACAGACATTGCAGAGCAAGGGTTACACAGTCTCAATAACTCCTGCATAAGGTATTGTTTAATATTAATAAAGAAAGGAAACAAGATATGAATAAGTTAACAAAGAAGTATAAGGTAGTACATGAGGGAACTAAAATGGTGTTTCCTCTGACAGAGGAAGGTGACAATACAGAGGTATTCCCATCAGTGAATGCCACCGCAGTAGAGTTTGACATATACTCAGAAGCAAAGGCTTACGTAGATGAGCATAACTTGGTGTATGAGGAGCCAAAGTTTGGTGAGTAAACATAAAGATAAAAGAAGAAGGGTGAGTCGAAAGATTCACCCTTTTCTTATGCAGCAAATAGAAGCAACAACATTAATCATACACCTTGAAGAACTTCTCGCACAAACTACCCATCATATAACATGGTTCCTCACTCAGCATATCAATTCCATCCTGCTCACAGATATGCGCTACCACATGAAGAAGCTCATGACCTATTGTATTGATGATGCTGCCATCTGATTCACATTTCCCGATTGCAAGTACACTCCTTCTTTCTGATAGGCTAGAATAGGTAAGCCCCCTATCCACACTCTCCTTGGTTAGATGTTCGTAAGCTTCCGATAAAGGATTTCCGTTGCATCCAATATCAGAAAGAGCATGGCATATCTCATCGGCATCAGGTGGCTGATAACCTATGAAACATACTATGCTCCAATCGTACTTCGGAAGTTGTATTACTCTTCTTATCATAACACATCTTCCCAAGGGATAGGTACACCATTATGGCAGCAGTCGGCATAGAATCGGTTGAAGATGAAACCATCCTTCTGGTCGGCATCATCCACCATATCCTTGATAAACTGGGCTAGCTGCTCCTCATCCTTGATGGAAGACTTGTAGAAGTCTGCCCTCGCCATATTCGCCACATATACATGGTCGTAGCCTATCTTATTCTTTACCTCTACACCCTGACCAAGGAGAAGGGCATCCACCTTTTCCTTATCCCAAAACGAGACACTTACATCACGCTTGGAGGAAGGGTCATATTTGTACATCAGGCTCACCGCCCACTCGCACATCTTCTTGCTGAAATGATAGCCATTGTATCTGAGATAAGAAACCATTCCCTCAGGTTTGAGGTCATACATATCCAATGGCATTCTGCATTTTCCCATATTACTGAACTGAATATTAAAGGGAGTCTGGTTCCGACATAAATGTCGCTACCAAAACTCCCAAGTTAAACATTAGCGACCGCCACCATTGTAGCCGCCACCACCTCTTTCACCATAGCGGTTAGGGTAGTTCCAATCATCGTTCACGTTGTTGAATCTACGTCTGTTCTCACGCTCTTCACGTTCCTCACGCTCTCTTCTCCAATCGTCACGATAATCAGGCATACGCTCACCCATACGCTCCTGCTTTATCTTTTTGAGACAAGACATAGCCTTGCTACCCAAACCAAGCATGGATTCGATGTTGTCATACAAATCATCGAACTTATCTTCTGTAATCTCAATCATTACCATAATCTTATGATTTTAAGTGAATAGATAGGAGATTACTTGCTCATGGTCTGCTGGAGCCATCCCATCATCTTGTCAATCTTGCCCTCAATACCTGAAACCTTACCTTCCAGTTTATTGATTTTCTCGGTCTGTTCCTTATCCTTGGCTATCTGGGGGTTGAGTTGCTGTAGCATTCCCTCACAAGATTCCACTACCCTCTTGTTGTAATCTACGCTCTCCAGTATCGCCTTGGATTGTCTCAGCATGGCATCCACCTCTGCACTCATAGAATCCTTATTGTCGCTAACCACAAGGTTCTTGTCGTTGGCTATCTGTCCGTTTGCTGGCAGTTGCTTGAAATCCACCTCCTCATCACCCAGCTTCACCTTCACGTCCACTACGGTCTCCATAGGCTGAGGAGTAAAGCCGTTGTTAAAGGTAGGATATTTCGTCTGAGGATTGCTTACTGAAACCACCTGACCGATTCGCAAGTTCGGGTTCTCGCCCTTGTCTAGGACATAGAATAAAGAATTAGTTCTTAAACCTTGAAACATAATATAATCTCCTATTATCTATTCTTGTTAAACAATACCCGACATTATCTGTAGGGTGTTAGTATCTCTCTCAAACCAGAACTGATAAACACCAGTTCCCTGCACGTCTGCAACCGTCAATGGTGCGCCATTATACTTGGTCACAGCCTGAGTACTTCCGTTGGTCTCGAAAAGGATAGGCAGCGTACCAGTCGTTCCAGTCGGAATAGCCTGCATCAGGTTTACGAAAATCGTTCCTCTGTAGCTGGCATTCAGGAAGGCGTGGTTTTTGAACGAGAAAACAACATTGTTGGTGTTCACAACCACGCCCGTAGAAGCGATAACTGCCGAACCATTACGATTCACCCTTGTATATGGTCTTAACCAAAACATAGCAGCCTCCTTTCTTTAACCCCAGAATCCGTTGTTAGCAGCATTCAAACCATACAAGCCAGCCTGATAAGCCACGCAGTTAGGAACCGCAGTAAATGGGCTATAAGGAGTAGTAATGGTCTCAGGCAACTTACACTTGATACCAGCCACCTCGTTCTGCAAGCCAGCCAATACCTGATTGATAGGAGCCACAGCCTGACCCACAATCTGAGAGGTCATAGCAGAAGACTTGAAGGTGCTGTTCTCTTCACGAAGAGCATCAATCTTGTTCTGTAACTCTCTCATTTCAGCTTGCTTTTGTCCGTCAACGATGGTCTGAGTGCTATCCTTGATAGCGTTGTGCAAGTCACAAGTTTGTCTCTGAGTCTCGTAAGCTACATTGGCGAAGCCACGCTCCTGACCATTAGCTACATTGTTGATGGCATTCTGCAAGGTTCCAGTCTGCTGGCAGATAGCCATGCGGTTCTCGCAGCAGCAGTTGGCAATCTGTTGAGCAATCTGCATATTACCCTGCTGCAAGGCATTGATAGTCTGCATACCGCTCATACCCACCTGATTACCTACACTCTGAACCTGAGAGGTCAAGGCAGAGATGGCACTCTGAATCTGACCTTCGGTGCAGTTCAACTGGGTAGCCAAATTGCTGAGTGCATTGCGGTTGCCACCGATGGCATCCATCAGGAGACCACGACCATAGTCATTGTTAATCTCGTTGGCGAGACCACCACGACCATTATTGCCGAAACCTCCCCAGCCGTTACCTCCCCAGCCCATGAGGAAGAAAAGGAAGATTACCCACATGAACCATCCACCTTCGCCACCGAAACCATTGTTTCCCTTCATGGCAAGGAGGACATTAGGGTCAACACCCTGCTTCTGGAGCAGAGGTGCAAGAAGACCGAGCATCCCATTGTTAGATGTGGAGCCTTCATTTCCGAATACATACGTTTTACTTTCCATATTATCCTGAATCTTTTGTTAAACATTAATTGATTAATACTACGTAACGTTACGAGCACAAAGATACGAATAATATGGATAGAGATAGATAAACTCGTAAAAGATTATATAAGTACTTGACGAGCAAAGATTTATGGTTACGGATAAGGTCGTAAATATACAGGAGGGGCGATTGTGTCTCTCCTATATATATAATGTGTAGCGATTACTAAAGGTGGATGCCGTACTTTCGTGATAGCTTGCGGAAGAATGCCTTCTTGTTGGCAAAGTATCGGATAAGCGACTTATTCCACTTCTTCTCATGCCCGAACTGGTCATGGATGCCTTCGGGTATCTTGCCATCGTGAACATACTTCTCGAAGGAAGAGATAGATTTGCCCATTTCGTGAGCACACCAGCCCTTGTTGGCTTGTGTATCATTCATCAAGTGCCACAAGTTCCATATCTCCTTCAGACAGACCGCAAGGGATAGGCTTGCCCTCTGCTTGGGCAACTGCTGATTCATGTGCCTTATCTGCGAGAGCACGAAGTCCAGCTTCGATGATGCTGTAATTTACTAATTGCGACATAAGCATATAAAATTAAAATGATTGTAATCAGGAACATATCACAATAGTACATATTGTTTGTGATAACGATAGAGCCGAACATGATGTGTATTACGTTGACTCCTGCTGCATATAAGAGCGGTATTCTCCACTCCACGCACAATCTGTGCAGTACCTGACCTTTCCAAAGAGAAATCGGGTAAAGAATGTAAGTGATGAAGTAGAAGAACCAGATAGGTTCCTCGTTCTCTTCATACCACAGCGTTATCTCCATCTTGCTGTCGTAGAACTGAGATACACTATACCATCTGAAAAGCATGACCAATATAGGCGCATACTTGAAATAAAGCAAGTCCGTCTTAATCTTGCTGCGTTCAGGGAGTAACTTAGTTATCTCTCTAAACAAATTCCTGACCCGTTGGTCTTCGTCTTCTTCTTTTCTCATAAGCCATTGTTTTCTAAAAGTTTATATGATTGAGGTTCTTTTACTTATTTAATAAAAAATCTTAGAGGT